ATGAGCAAGGCTGTCTTCAACCACCTGACCGAGGCCCTCAACCAGCAAGCCGAGGGCATGAAGTTTCTCGCCCACGCGAACCTGTCTCTTGGCAAGGCCGACCAGACCATGAACGAGGTCGGAGACACGACGTGTCGACCCTATCTGGAGTCATCCAAGCGCAGCATTGATCGGGCGATGAATTGCCTCACCCGCATGCGCCAGATCGTCGAGCAGATTGAACGAATTCGGCCCTATCCGGAGGAAGCTCCCCGGTTGGTGTCGAGCAGACCTGAGGTCGCTCCCCACGGCAACACTCTCCCCCGTAGCCATGGTGAAGCCTCCCCTGACCGGCGCGATGCGCCTCAGGTCTGCAACCTTTCCGACCATCGTCGTGTCCACCCCTCCCCGGACACTGGTGATGGCCCTGAAGCGGCATGAACACGATCCGCCCAATCAAGCGGATGCCGCTGACCTTGACCGGCCTCATAGCCCTCGCCCTCGCCTTTTGTGCGGCGGCCATTGGGGCCGGTCTCTTCTTTTTCTGAGGAATGAACCATGTCTGACCAGACGACAGGACCGGTGTGCCTTGAGCCCGGCATCTACATCGGACTCCCCGAGGAGGACTACTTCGCACAGAGGGCCCTCGGCTCGACTGATTTGAAGGCTCTCTATCTCGATGCAGAGTCGTGGTGGTGGGATCACCATCCAAATTCCGCCCTGCGCAAGGAGGAGACCCCCGAGAGCCTTGCTCGGCGCGCTGACAGCCGCCGCATCGGGTCCGCTACCCATGCCTGTCTCCTAGAGGGGCTAGAGGCTTACGAGGCGCGCTTTGCCGTGAAGCCCGAAAAGGCCGATCACCCTGAGGCCCTGGACACCATCGAACAGATGAAGGCGTGGCTGGGAGAGCGCGGACTGAAACTCTCGGGCTCGAAACTGGCTCTGATGGATCGCATCCTAGAGGCAGACCCCGAAGCGACATTTTGGAACGGCATTGTTGATCGCGCGCTTGCGGGTCGCCAGGTCATGTATCGCAACGAAGACCTGCGCATCCGATTGATGCGTCGCATCATCGAGAATGACCGCGCGCTCTCCGAAGAGCTGGCGCATGGCGTCTCTGAGGTGTCGGTGCTCTGGCAGGACCCCACCACGAAGATGATGCACCGGGCCCGGTTCGACCGCGCCACCTTGCGTGGCCCTTGGGACCTCAAGACCTTCACGCGCCGCCGCAACATTACACCGAAGACCGGCGCTCTCCGCCGCGCGCAGGATGAGGGTTGGCACATTCAAGCCGCGAGCTACTGGGAAGCCTGGGACCTGATGCCCGAACTCCCGGTCTTCGGCGGCACTGCGGCCGAGCGCGAGATGGTTGAGCGGATCCAAACCAACATCGCTGCCGGTTTCGGCTCGTCATCCTTCGGGTGGCTGTTCTGCCCGGTGAACGGCGCGCCCTCACCGCTACCCCTACGCCTGAAGCGCTCTGGCCTCATCACCGTCGAGGGCGAAAAGCGCGTGAAAGAAGCGAAGGAAAACTACGTCGCTTGGACGCGGATTTACGGGACCGATGACCCGTGGATTGAGGTCGCCGGCGTCCAGGACATCGAAGACGAAGAAGAAGGCTATGGCTTTTGGAGGGCCGCATGAACATCACGTTTGAACCCGCAATCCGCCAAGGGGTGAAGTCCCTGATCCTGCTCTACGGGCCGTCTGGCTGCGGCAAGACCTATTCGGCAATCCAGCTGGCCCGCGGACTGGTTGGAGAGAAGGGACGCATCGCCTTTATCGACACCGAAGCTGGTCGCGGCTCTCACTACGCCGACCTGACGGACTACTACCGGGCTGACCTGGCACCGCCATTCACACCGGCACGCTATCAAGAGGCTATCGAGGCGGCAGAGGGTGCCGGTTTCGATGCCCTGATCATCGATAGCCTGTCCCATGAGTGGGAGGGCGAAGGCGGTGTGCTCGAATGGGCTGAAGGCATCGAGCTGCGGACGAAAAAATCCGGACTTCACTGTTGGAACAAGCCGAAGGGAGCTCACAAGAAGCTCATCAATCGGCTGCTCCGTGCTCGCCTTCACATCATTTTCTGCGCCCGTGCCAGAGAAAAGCCGAAGACGGTTCAAGACGACCGGGGCAAGCAGAAGATTGTCTCAGACGGCTTCCAGCCAATCGTCGAGAAGAACTTCCCATACGAAATGCTGATCAGTGTGGGTATGACCGACGCCGCGCCGGGGGTGCCGGACCTCACATTACAGAAGAAGATTCCGGGCGATCTGTCTCCCGCCTTCCCTGTGGGCCAGAAAATCGGAATCGAGACCGGGCAGAAGCTCGCGGAGTGGCTGGACGGTGGCGCACCAATCGACGAGGCCACCAGAGCGAAGGTCGACGAGGGCCGCGAGGTCGCGCGATCTGGCACAAGCGCGCTGCAAGCCTGGTGGGCGGCCCTGAGCAAGGACGACCGGACCGCACTCAAACAGCTTCTGGATAGCGAGCTGAAGTCCATCGCTACCGCCGCAGACGATTTCAATCAGTCGCTTGATGAGGCGGGCACCGCACAACCGGCTCCCCAAAAACGACCGGACCAACATCGCACACTGGATGCCACAAAGGCGGCAATCGACAGCTTCATCTTGAAAGTCGAGTCCTGCGATGACCTGGGCGACCTCGCCGAGCGCATGGAAGCGTTGAAGGCCTCCCCGATCTGGAATGACGCGGATCAGGATGACCGAGACCGCGCCCAATCCGCACACGAAGAGCGAGCCCGCACCCTTCTGGCCCAAGAAGCTGAGGCCAGCGACATCCCTTTTGAAGACAGCAATGAGGAGGAAGCAGCATGACCGCTCGCGCACCTACCGATATCGACAAGCACGTCGGCGCCCGCCTTCGCCTTCGCCGGTCCATGATGGACATGAGCCAGTCCGAGTTGGGCGAGAAGCTGGGTGTCACCTTCCAGCAGGTCCAGAAATACGAGCGCGGCACCAACCGGATTGGAGCAAGCCGCCTTTACCGCTTGGCCGAGGTCATGGAGGTGGACATCAACTGGTTCTTCCAGGGCCTTTCCGAGACCGGGGCAACCACTCCGGCTGAGAGCAATGCGCTCTACGACTTCATCGCCAGCCCGTATGGACTGGCCCTGGCATCGGCCTTCTCCAACATCAACGACCCGAACCAGCGCCGCCGGTTGATCGACCTCATGCGGACGATGGGAGAGCCGGAGCTTTCCGACGCGGAGATTTTGAGCACCCACGCCCGCCACAAGCGCGAGACGAAGAGGGCCGCAGCATGAGCGAATCAAAGCTGAACTACGAGCGCGAGCGGGCTCGCAAAGAGATGCGCGAAATTCTGCGTCGCGAACGTCAGGCAATGATCGCGGAGTACGGCACCCCGGATGATGTCCGAGGTCAGCGGCATCTGACTGAGGGACTCTTGGCCCTGTGCGCCTCTCAAATCTTCGGGAAAATTGGCGTGAACCGTCCCGGTGAGGCCGTTGTATTGGCCGAAGAGATGCTGCGGATGGCCAAAGACACGGCCAAAGAGCTGCACCCCGGCCCGGACACGGAAGGGGGTGTCTCGTGACTGACCTACACCCTCACCGATATCCCAAGCACGCCGACCCTGAGAAAGGGCAAGTGCTCGGCGGCGAATGCAATCGCACCGTCTGTAAAGCCCATGGGGCCATCTGGTTCAACATCGAAACCCGAGGCTTCTACTGCAAGCGAGACGCATGGGCCATCAACGAAGACCCATTCTTCGGGGAGCCGCTCTGCATCGAGGTCGAGGAAAAGCCATCTCTCGAAGAAATGGATCGCCTTCACACCGAGTTCTATGAGCGCGCACGGAAGCGTCGCGCATGACCCGTCCCCCGATGATCCTCAAGGACGGCGAGACCGGCACCGTCATCGCAGCGATAGGATGCCCAGAACAGGGCACAGCAAGCGCTGTGATGCCTCGGACGCTTCTCCATGCCGTCTCGGACATCGAACTGCCGAAACACGACCCAGAGGCCGTCAGGGGCCTTTCTGTGAAAACCGGAGAGTGGGTCGATCTCACTCAACACGGAGCGAGGAGACTGCAATGGGTATGAGATACGGGTCTGTCTGTTCCGGCATCGAAGCTGCGACCATGGCCTGGCATCCGCTCGGATGGCGGCCCGCCTTCTTCTCGGAAATTGAGCGGTTCCCGTCGGCAGTGCTGGCGCATCACTACCCCGACGTGCCGAACCTGGGCGACATGACCAAATTTAAGGAGTGGCCAGACTATGCAATTGACCTTCTTGTCGGAGGAACCCCCTGCCAGTCATTCAGCGTCGCCGGACTTCGAAAAGGACTGGACGACCCGCGCGGTAACCTGGCCCTCGTCTATCTTGCAATACTTGAACGCTATCGCCCCCGCTGGTGCGTTTGGGAAAATGTTCCCGGCGTCCTGTCATCCAACGAAGGGCGGGATTTTGGTGCCTTCATCGGGGCGCTGGGCAAACTCGGGTATGGGTTCGCATACCGAGTGCTTGACGCTCAGTTCGTGCGAACACGCCGACACCCTGGAGCCGTCCCGCAGAGGCGACGCCGTGTGTTCGTTGTCGGATATACTGGAGACTGGCGACGTGCCGCGGCAGTTCTTTTTGACCCCGAAAGCGTGCAGGGGAATTCTCCGCCGCGCCGAGAAGCGGGGAAAAACCCTGCCCCGACCATTAGCGCGCGCACTCCAGCAGGTGGCGGACTCGGAACCGATTTCGACCTAGATGGCGGATTGACCGTTTCACACGCCTTGCGAGGCGAGGGATTTGACGCCTCGGAAGATGGGTCGGGGCGCGGCACGCCCATTGCGACCAGCCCAGCATGTCAAACCGGACTGTCGAAATATGGCGCCGACGTGCCGACACTGCGGGCCGCAGGCGGCGACTGCGGCGGCGGCTCCGAGGCGTTAATTCCTGCTGTCGCCAATCCGCTCACAGCCCGAATGTACAAGGGTATCAACACCACGCTCGACGAGGGGCAAACCCCAATCGCCATTCAAGAGCGGGCGGTCAGCGAAAACCCGCATGCGGGGCCGGACGGTGCCGGAATTCGCACAGATGGTGCGGCTTATACGCTGGAAGCAAGATCCGTCTCGCAGGCGGTTGCTCTTGCAGATTACAGCCGCGTCGGCCGCTGGGCGTGCAGTAGATGCGGCCATGTTTTTTCAGATGAACATGCAATCACTCCCAATGACGCTAACTCCCTGTGTCCTCCGGAGTGCGATCGATGCGGCAACGAAGAGGATAATTGCTGGTTGGGTGGAAAGCCTGGGCAAACCCCGATTGCTATCGCTTTTCACGGCGCGCAGGATCCGGACCCGTCCGGAGACGTGACGCACCCGCTCGGGCGGAACAATGGCCTTGAGGCGTGTGTCGCTTTCGATTGCAAGGCGACAGAGGCGCAACCGCGCGAGGACGGGGCCGCCGGCACGCTGCGCTCTATGAGCCACAACGGCAGCCATGCGAATGCAGGCGGTCATTCTGCCGTGGCCTTCACAGCGAGCGCTCAGGCGAACAGTTACGCATGGGAACGCGACCATGCTCCATGCCTCACCGGACAGGCCCCTAACGATACTTCAAACGTGCAACAGGGCGTTCGCCTGGGCATGCAGGTACGGCGGCTCACCCCCCGGGAATGCGAGCGCCTTCAGGGCTTTCCGGACGATTTTTCACTTATTCCATATCGCGGCAAGCCCGCCGAAAACTGCCCGGCGGGGCCGCGATACAAGGCGCTCGGAAATTCCATGGCCGTCAACGTGATGCAGTGGATTGGCGAGCGCATCGCCTTGGTCGACGCATTGGCGATCGAAATGGAGCAAGTCGTATGACCATCGAACAAGCAAAGCGATTCCCTATTGGGACAGAGGTCCGTGTTTACGAGAGCCGGACCGCAGAGACCTTCCACCTTGGGGTGGTCGAGTCGGCCCCGTGGTCCCTTGGAAACGGAGACCTGCGGATCTGGATCATGGGCCGAACCATGGCGGTCCCGGTCGACCGTCTAGAGTCCATGCAAGGAGCAGCGTGATGGCCACCAAGCAACAAGTCATCGACTTAAACCGCCAGCATCCGGAATGGACGGCTCCGCGGCTCGCGAGAGAGCTGAACTGCACCCCTTCATACGTTCATGCGACCGCGCGACGTAACGGGCTGGTTATGCCCCGTAGCCGCGGATGTCAGCAAACCCGAGACCCAGAAGCGCTGGCCGCCCTGATCGCCTTTCACAAGCACAAGGCCGACATCTATCAGCGTCGGCTGAATGAGGTGACGAAATGACCGATGCGCCTCAATGCCTGTATTGCGGCTGTTCTCTGCGCGACAGCGAAAAGAAACACCATGCATGCTCACCATGCATGGTCGAGCAATACGATGATTATGAAGGTGTCCCATGTCCACGCTGTATGGGCGACGGGTACGTCATCTGCCATTGCGCCGGCGATCTTTGCCTCTGCGAGAACCAAGGAGACGCGCCCTGCCCCGTCTGCCTTGGCGAGGGCGAAACACGGGAGTCGAAGCCATGACCCTCCCCCGCATCCCCACGTCAACAATCTACCTGCTGCTGGTTCTGATGCTGGCGGCTATTCCCGGAGGAATGAGATGACACTGAATGAACTCGAAACCCTGTTGAGCGAAATCACGCCGGGGCCTTGGCGCACCGACGACCGGCGCGACAAGGTTGAGATTGTCGGCAAGGCAAATGCCATTCGCTTTGGTGTTGCTGGCGAGTGGACAATTGCATCAATCGATGCCGATGAGTTTGAGGAAGAAACAGTGCAGGCACGAGCCAACGCCCGCTTCATTGTCGCAGCGCCTGAGATTGTCCGCGACCTGCTGGAAGTGGCCAAGGCAGCGGAGGCCTACATGCACGCCATGGAGGGGTTCGCTGATGAGATCCGGCGCGAGGTCGGGCTTCCCTACCCTTGGGAGCCGCAGGACATCACCCGCGCCCGCCTCCAAGACGCCCTCGCTAAAGCACAGGGGAAAGTGTGATGGGCTTCAACCACGCAAAGCATCGCATCGAAAGCGCGAAGTGCTATCCGTATGACGGATTGTGTGACGAGGCCGGAGACCTTCTCCCGGTACGCCTCGCGACCGACCCCGACTATTTGGCCGCGCGAGCCATCATCAATGACATTCAAGATCGCCGCAGCCTGAAATGGGAGTGGTCAAATGTCGAACATGATGTTCGCGAAGAGATCGTGGACACGTTCGCGGCCATCATCCGAGCAGCCCGTAGCGAGCCCGACAAGGAGCCTCATCATGACTAGCTCTGTGGCGCAGGTTCGCCATCTTCCGTCCCCTGCTGACGGCGAGCGCGTCGAGACCGGGCCGGTCCAGTTCGGAGACGACTGGCCGGGGCTGTTCATTCGCGGCGACCACGCGCTGTACCTGGCGTCAGTTCTGGACAACCACCTGCAATCCGACGGGCCTTATGTGCTGGGGGAAGCGGCCATCAAGTCGCTCGCGGCAAGCCTGAACTCCGTGAACGCCTGCACACCACCAAAGGGAGATGAGTGATGGATAGTTCATCTGACGAATGCTGCGTGACCTCGCAGGCTGTCAAAAAAGCGGTCGATGTCATCCACGAGGCCACAAAGCCGGGGACGGAGTTGGCGGGCCAGATATGGGCGACCTGCGTTGTGAATCGGGCTCGCATTCCAGCTGAACCGGATGTCGAATACGTCCTCGAAATGTTTGAGACGTTTGAGGCTTGCGCCCGCGCACACTTCCCCGCGCTGATCGACAGCCTGAACGCCAAGGCCAAAGCCACCAACACCAGTGAGGAGAGCGGTGATGGGTGAGATGAACCGTATCTTGCGACCGCTCCGCGTGATCGTTTGCGGGGGCCGCGACTACCACGAGCCCCAACACATTTTCGATGTCCTTGATGGGATACATGCGCAAACACCGATTGGACTGCTCTTTCATGGCAATGCAAGAGGTGCAGACATCACCGCTGGTGAGTGGGCAGACACCACTAAAGGCGTTCGCGAGTTCAAGGTGCCCGCACAATGGGCAAAGTTTGGCCGGGCAGCTGGCCCCAAGCGCAACGAGGCGATGCTAGGCCACTCCATCGATCTGGTCATAGCGTTTCCGGGCGGTCGCGGCACAGCCGACATGGTGCGGCGTGCCAAGCGCAAAGGCGTGAAGGTCATGGATATAGCGCCCCGCAGCAACGATACACCCCAACACACGGAGAATGAATGATGGATAGCCGCAAGAGCATTCTTCAGATGTACGCGGCAATCGTGTTGGGCTTCCTCTGGCACATATTCGTGATGGCGATGATTGCGCTCGGCACATACACTTTCCTGGACATTGTCTGGGAGTGGATCACATGACCGCCATCCTCACCCACCTGGCAATCCTCGCAATCAGCGCGGTCCTTGCCGCCCTCATGGCCGATCACACCGACAGAGGTCGCCCGGCCTTCATTGTGTATCTGTTGGTCGCCTTCGCGGCGCTGGAAGGGGTAGCGAGCCAATGGCTTCCTTGGACATAGCAATCTGATGAACCACCCACCGATCATACTCCCGAAGCTTGGATACCGCGCCAGTGAGGCAGCGGAACTGATCGGCGTATCAGTCTCGAAGTTCCGTTCGATGGTCAAAGACGGGGAAATGCCAGGACACCGAATGGTCGGGGGGTGCGCGATCTGGCGCGCCGACGAACTGCTTGAAGCTTTCAATCGCCTCACCCAATATGTGCCACCCGACGAACAGCCCGAAGATGAGGGCGAGGGATGGGACGATATTCTTGGCGACGATGCGGCTTAAATACGTCAACACCTTCAAGGACCGGCACGGCAGGCCGCGATCCTATTACCGTCGCTTTGGGCGCTCCGTCGCTCTGCCGGGCGAGCCGGGCTCCGATGAATTCCTCGAGGCGTACCAAGCCGAACTCAAGAAAGACGAGAGCGTCACCTCCAGGCCCGCCGGCCACCACAAGGCATCCAGATCGATCGCGGCCCTTGCCGACATCTATTACGACTCGCCGGACTTCCTCCGCTTGAAGCCGGGCACTCAAGCCGCCTACCGATCATGCCTGAAGAGTTTCCTGGACGAGCACGGCCACCGGTCAGTACCGAAACTCGAATACCGACACCTCAGCGCCATCATCGGCCGCATGAAGGATCGCCCCGCCGCCGCAAACAATCTTCTGAAGCGGCTCCGCCAGATGTTTGTGATCGCGCGCCGGATGAAGTGGATCACAGAGGACCCGTCTCAAGGGATCGGATCGTTCAGGACAAACGAGCGGAAAGCTTGGGGTCCGGAGGAGCATGCTGCCTTCATCAAACACTGGGCGCCAGGGACAATGCCCCGCCTCGCCTACATGGCTCACTTCCACACCGGGCAGCGCCGAGGCGACATTGTGCGCCTGTCTCGTCCAAAAGGCCCAGGAGAGCCGTTTCGGATCACCCAGGAGAAGACAGGCGTCAAACTCGTCATCGACGTCAGCGAGCCTCTGTGGGAGGAAATCGAACGCCACGAAAAGCGCATGGTGCTCCTCGTGACTAGCTTCGGGAAGCCGTTCACTGCGAATGGCTATGGGAACTGGTTCAGGGAAAGATGCCGAGAGGCCGGGTTGCCGGAATGGTGCACGTCGCACGGCTTGCGAAAGGCTGCTGCCGTCGACTTGGCAGAAGCAGGGTGCACCACGAAGGAGATCCAATCCGTGGGCGGGTGGATATCCTTGAAAGAGGTCGAGCGCTACACTCGGGAATCGGAACAGGCGAAGCTCGCCAAGAGAGCCATGGCGAAACGCAGCAGGAACGCGAAGTTACAAACCTCGAAATCCTGA